AACAACGGAAAAGACTATGCTGTAATTGAAACCAAATATCACAAAGGCTATATGCAAGCGTTGAAAGATGTGGAGAAAGAAGTCAGGCTGCGTTTCGGATTTGCCGAAGAGGATAATTTGCTTCAGATTGCATACAACGGCTGTTTTGGCTTGTTCTCTAAGGCAAAGGAGAGTGAGTGATGAGAGAATGCAATGAGTATGAGATTACCATAGAGAAATTGATGAGAGTTGTCCACAATTACACAGACCCAATACGGATAAGGGTAGTTATTGGTGGTGCATGGCAGACTTGTGATGAAGCAAAGCATATGCGAGATTTCTTTTTGACGAAATGCTATTCATATCGAGATACGGAAGAACAGGAAAGACTTCTGAAGTATTACAAAGATGTGCCTGTTTGGAACCTGGTCGTGTGGACAGATGGCTTTTATTCAAGCGAAAAAGGCAGAACGATGTACATGGGAATTGAAGCACATTGCCACTACAAAGATATCCGAGAGGGATGGCTTGCAGAAAAAGATGCTGAACGGAAAGCTAAGAGGGCTGAATATCGAAAGCGCAGGAAACTGAAAGCAGAGGAGGGCGAGTGATGAGACATAGAACAAATTCTGAAATCAAAGCATATGTTGATGGGTACACCGCTTGCTTTAATCAGTATTCAGAGTGCCTTAAAAACAGAAAAAGCGTATTAGATTCAAAGAAAAAAATGGAAATATATCTTGCGGCTGTTACTGGTGTTTTAGAAGCAACAGGCAATGCAACCAACGCAGACCGCATCCGCTCAATGACGGACGAGGAACTGGCATCCATTCTGACAGATGATTTTTGCGAACTTCTTTGCTCTACACCTGTTTCGTGTAATGGTGATTGTGAAGCAAAAATGCTTGAGTGGCTAAGACAGGAGGCAACGGATGAACATCCCTGACTCACCTCTTGGACTTTTGGCAATATTCTCAATTAGCGCCGAAAGTCTGTTGTTGCATGGCTGAAAGAGGAAGCGGCAGACAAGGACGGTGAACGAATGCCTGACGATGAACACATTGACAGCATCGGCATCTATGATGTCGTTGAGGAATATCCGAACTGTACAGTTCAGTTGTTGAAAAACAGTATCACAGGGGAAGAAAGTATCGGCTGGTTCAACAATGACGACCCGCCTGTGACAGTTGATTAAATTGAAAGAACAAAGCCCTGGAGATCATCTTCTCCGGGGCTTTGCCCTTTCTCCCATCACTTCAAAATTTCCCAGACATGTAAAAGGGTTAACATGCTGATTATGAGAAATATCATTTGCCGATGTACTGTTTCAAAAGTGAGCGTACCTTTTTCCCATAGGAAGTATTCCCGAACGCTTTCTGGCATGCTTTGTCCAGTTCTTTCTTCGTGTAGTAACCGTTGTAGTTGGTATCAATCATGTCATAGAACTGCAAAGCCTGTTCAGGCGTGTATCCCACTTCCCTCATGGCGTTGTAGATCCCGGAAACTGTCTTCCCGGATTCGTGCCGGTCTTTTGCATAGTTGGAACAGATATCCTTGATCTCCTGCCGCTGCTGAAGCGGAACGTTCTTGTCAACCCACTTCTTGAACTTTGCATTATCAAGTTCACCGTTTACAACCTGTTCAATGCTGTTCCATACAGTTTCGTAGGCATTGCCCATACCGGCCTTGTCAAGCTGGAACTGGATCTGGTCTTTGTATCTGTCAACTGTTTCCTGGCTAACATCCGGGGCGTAGTTCATAAAGGCGTCAGCTTCCTTGTCGCTGTACTTCCCGCTTCCGGCTTCACGGATATAATCCGCTCCTCTCGGTGCCGTTCGTTTTTCGCCCTCATACCGTGCTTTCAAATTATTCGCAAATGCCATAACACGTTCAGACTTTACGCCGCTGTCCTGCATAGCATACAGTTTTTTGAATCCAGGCATATGGGCTTCATAGTAATCCAGTTCCTTATCAGACAGCCTGCCGTCGCGGATTGTGCCGAGCAGAGCGTCCACGGCGTTGTAGTTTTCGCCGCTCTTTGCTTCGTTGAACCCTGTCTTTGCCGTAAGGAACGCTATTGGATCTTCAAGTTCTCTGACGTCAGCATACTGGCTTTCGTACTCGATGTCATGTTCTTCCGCCAGGTTCATCTTTGCCGTGTCTTTAGACAGAGATTCAATCTCTTTCAGCATGGCGGCTTTTGTCTGGTCATCTGCAATCTGGTACACAGGATTCTGCATCAGTTCCGAAACGGCACGTTCATAGTCCTGCCCCAGAGCGTTCTTATAATCCTGCTTCTCAGCGTTTGTTAGTTTGACGGTTTCCTTGTCAGCACCGCTTCCGAATGTTACAGAACTCGGACCGTTCCTTGACGGAACAAGAACTTCGTCTGTCGCCTCACGGATTCGCTCAATCTCTCTGGATACATCGCTCTGGTTTACCTGGCTATGTTTGAAAGAGTCATACTGGTTGGCAAACCTTGTCGGGAAATCGCCGGCTTTCATCTCGTTGCCAAAGGCATCCGTCTTAACCGGAAGCGTTTCACGCAAACCGGGGATCCCGGATTTTACCTGATTAACCACACGTTCCAACTGGTTATTGCCGCTGGTGTCACGGACGTTTTCGTCACGAACCGCCGCAACGTGCTTGATCGGTGCAGGGAGCATACCGCCGGCCACGTTGCCTACCGTGCTTGCTGCTGTGGTCGCAAGCGTTTGGCCAAGATCGTCCGGGGTATCTGTGTACCGAATCGTGTTCTCAATGTTTGCCAGCGTCTGCAATGCAGGCATGTTGTTGATGCTATCGTGGGCAGATTGGAAAAACGCATCCGACGCGCCCTTCAATGTGAAATCTTCCTGTTCTGCAATGAGGCTTGCCGTGGTAATCAACTGGTTCAGCGGTTCCATCGAAGCGATGTTCAGCGTCCGATCCCCGTTCTGCCATGTCGGATTCTTGTCGCCCTTGAAACTACGAAGCATCATGTCAAGGTTCAGCTGCATGCCGGATTTCCCTTCGGCTTTATTCTGGGCCTTGACATCCTTGTCATCTTCGTTATCCCAATCCTTGAACCACGGGGCCTTCTTCATGCCCATCGCAAGCAGAGCAATCAGCGAAGTTCCGGTAACGCCCCTGCCAAAGTCCGTGACGGCCTTGTTTTGCTGCGCCATTGTGGCGTTTGGATCATTCAGCACCTGTGCCATCTCGACAAGGCCTTTTGCCATGCCAGCGGGAGAAAACTCCAAGGATTTCACAGCAAGGTTCGTCGGTACTTTCGTGTACGGCATCAGCGCGGTGCCGAGGCCAAACTGCCCTTGCTGCCAACCGTTACCGCCAAAGATCTTCCCGACTTCGCCGCCCTTTTTGTTCAGCCAATCGCGTACTTCGTTTGCGCCCTTCGCCGCAATGCCGTTGTTCTGGAAAGTTCTGTACTCAGCAATCTGCTGTTTGACCTCATCCAGTTCTGCCTGGCGTTTCTGGGAAAGTTTTTCCGCATCCGCCGGTTTCATGCTGGACCGTTCCGCATCCGTGAGGTTATCTTCACCCCACTTGTTTGCATTGCGGATTGCAGCTTCAGCGCTTCCGCTTGCCATGCCTTTGAACCAGGCGTCGGAGGATTGAAGCATGTAGCCGTTCCATTGTTCCCAACGGCTCCCAATCCGCTCCAGGGCATTCCCGTCAGGATCGTAAGTCCTCGTCCTGCCCATGTCGTATTTGGTCGGGTCGGTGTCGCCTGCAAGGTCAATGTTTGCCGCCACTTCCAAAATGCTCCGGTGCAGGGCATGCGCCGCTGCATCTCTCGCGCTTTTGTTCAGAATGCCAGTTTCTACGCCGCTTGACCGCTTGCCGGTCTTCTTCGACATGAGAGCGTCTGCAATCCATGTTACAGGGTTATCAGCAGACAGAACATCAACAATTCCGAAACTGCCGTTGCCCACTCCGTTGCGAAGCCATGTTCCTGTGCCGGTCAGCTGTGCCAGCTTCTGCCATGTGTTCAGCCGCTTCCAGAAATCCTGTTTGCCTTCGTAGTGAATGTCTTCAGAAATGCCGGCAGCGTCACATGCAGCAAACCGCATGATATAATCCATGCCTTCATCTGACAGCATCTTGCGGAACTTAGTGTTAAGTTTCTCAGCGCCTTTCCGCATTGCTGCGTTCTTCCCGGCATCCTGCATGAGTCCGGTATGCCGGAAAACATTGATCTCATCAATGAGATCCAGATATTCATTCTTGACAGCGGACTTTGCATCTGCTTCCGATATGCCGGATGCAACGGCATCGTCAATCATGTTTTCCAGATGTGCCATCCGCCTGGCAACATCGTTTGCTTTTTCTTCCGCCTTTGTCAGAACTTCTTCAGAAACAACTGCTTTGGTATTGCCTCTGGCTTTTGCTTCAGCATTGGCTTTCCGAACATCAGCAATCTCATTCATGATTGCGTTCAAAACGCCTGCCGCTCCAGGTCTGGATTGTTTGGCGACAGCCTGCAAGCCTTTTGCCGTCTGGCTGATCTTGTGCGTTTCAATTCGCTTCCACGCGTCGAGGGCTTCCCTGTCACCTGTCTTTTCCCATTGCTTAAACAGTTCGTTCTCGATCATCCAGGCGGAGTCAACCATTTCGCCATCCCATGCCGGGGATTTCATCAGATTGCCGAGAACGCCAAGCTGATCTGCCTTCAACTTCATAGCAGCGTTTGTCAGGCTTTCCGCTTCGGACGTCGGATTATAAGTAATCGGATCAAGGCCTTCTGCCCTGCCGCTTTCCGTCAGCGTGTTTGTGAAATACTGGCTGATTTTTTCACGCCTCTGTTCTGGCGGCTCTTCATTTAGCGGCCTGCTCTGCTGTGTCGTATTCTGCCCCTGCCGATTTGTTTCGTTTTGCCCCGAATTTTCATTGCTTTCGCTTTGATTTTCCGCTTCGTTGCCTTCGGGAGGTATATTCGTATTCCCCGGCTGTTCCGCTTCGGGATTGCCCTGATTTTCTGGGGCAGCTTCTGCTTCCGGGTTAGCCCCTGTTTCAGTTGTCCCCTCATTGTTGACAACTGGTTCGGTTGCCGGAACGGAAACCGGGCCTTTGTTTGTTGTGCCAGCCGCCATGCCGATTGTCGCTTTTGCTTCCTCTTCGGTCATGCCTTCAAGAGAAACTCCGGTGATTTCCTCAAATGCCTGACGAGCGGCAGGCCTGTTGTAGATGGTGTCAACATCCGTGTCGCTGAGTGCGCCGCCGGAAAGAGCCGCATCCACCCAGCTGTTCCAATCGCCTGTCCATGCGGTTCCTGTGCTGTCCTGTTTCGGCTGTGCCGCCGGAGCAAGCGGTTCTGTAGTGGTTTCAGCTTCTGGTTTATATTGCAGAACAACCTGGTCTTTAGTGTTCTGCTTTCCAATCTCAGCAGCCTGGTCCATAGCGGCATTGGTATCACCGAGTTGCTCTGCAAGAGCGACAAACTCCATGCCGCCCTTTTCAATGTTGTGCAACATCTTGTTGTCAATCTTCATGCCGCCGGCAAGACCGTTCGTCAGAACGCCGAGGACATAGCCGATGAAAGCATCCTGTTTTACTTCGTTCCAATCCAGAGGTTGCCCGGTTTCAAGGCCGAGGATTTCATCAGCCGCCCAGTTGAGAATGTCTTCCAGACCTTCTTCAATACCTTCCGTATTCAAAAGCGGTTTCAAAACTTTTTGGACTTCAGGGCTTGCCTGCCCAAACATTTCATGAATCTGTTTGCCAAGAACAGACTCGCCGTACACAGCATCCATACCGCCGACGAGTTTATTGCTGAGATAGGCACTCAGCCCGCCCTTCATGGCAGCTACCATCCGGCTGTCAATGTCATCGTTTTCTCTCTGGCTCTGCTCATAAGCAGCGCCACCGGCAGCGCCCATATACATCCGCATAGTTCCCATGCCAGGGGCGATTGCGTTCAGCCCGATGTCGCCGAGAACATCCATGCCGGTTTTTGCAACGTTGGCAATCTGTTTCCCGGTATCGCTCATGTCGGCAGTTCCGGATTCCCACATCTGCTGTCCGGTTTCCTGGAGGTTAACGCCGGTATCCCAGAGTTTGTCGCCGAGATCCCCGATCTGGTTTACGTTCTTTCCGGCAATCGCTCTGTCATATGCGCCTTCACCATGCTCCTGATCGTATTCATAACGAACCATGTCATCGGAAGCCTGGTCAAACCATTGAAGGCCGGTTCCTGCGGCCATCGTTGCTCCGCCGGCATACTGCCGTCCCCAGCCGCCTACCAGATTCTCTGCCTGTTCATCTGGTTGAAGAAAAGCCCATTCATCTTCGCCGGTCCAGTTGTTGGGATCATATTGCATATCCGTCCACTTTTCTTTGGCGCTTTTGATCCCGGCCGCCTGACGTTCTTCTTCGGCCTTGTCTTTGGCTTCTTTGATCCTTCGGTCAAGGTCATCCTGTTCCTTTACAGAGAGGCCTTCGCTGTTGGTTTTCTCAACAGTAAGGCGTTCGGCTTCGTTTAAATAATGATGGTATTGCTCGGTATGCTGATCCTTTTCCTTTCTCTCCGGGGTGCGGGTATCCTGCGCTTCCTGAAGATAGCTTTTGTCTTCTTTGGAAGCGCCGGCTTCCACGGCTTCGGCAAGAAAGTTCCGGTCTTTCTGCTGCTCCTGCGATTTCTTTATCGCATCTTCTCTGCTTCGCTGTGCTTTTTCCTGCTCAGTTTCTGGTTTGGTAATGTTTCTGTTCGTTGCATAATTTGCCGCAGAGTTCGCTCCGTGAGAACCAATATGTCCGGGAGCCGGGCTTTCTTTTTTTGAGTCCCCTACAAAACCAGTTGCAGTTGTCCACTTTGCCATTTGGTTACCCCCGAATAATCATTTCCTTGTCGGGTTTGATGTAGCCACCCCGGTCACGGGACGAACTTTTTCAACTCCGGCATGGGGTCTATACGTAGATACCGGGGCGCCTATCAGGCCGTTGTCATCGTCTTTGCTGTCCGGTGTCTGATAGTTCCACCAATCTCCAGAATATCCTGGGCTTCCCGGAGGATTGTATCCGGCAGGCCACTTCCCGGTAATCTGCCTGTACTGATCCGCCGTGATTGCTCCGGTCCGGTACGCAAGATTCGGGTTCTTTGCATTCCAGACTTTGCTCATGTTCTTTGCGGCGCTGCTTCCGTACAGTTCCCCGTACTCGTCAAAGTTGCCGTAGCTTGCAAGAATCTGCGCCTGCTGTTCTCTCCACTTGTTCTCGTTGTTGTAGTTGTCCAGAAGCGCGGCTGCACGTTTATAGTCATTGTCAGCAAGAGCGGCAGCTACCTGGTTCTGATACGTCAGAGTCATCAGTTCCGTCTGTCTCTGGTTTTCTGCAAGAGCCTGCTGCTGTTTGTTGGCAATCACGCCTTCTGAAGCGGCTCTGGCATTGCCGAGACTTAGCTGATGCTGGCTGCCGGCTCCGCTGTTCAGACCGCGCACATCAGCGAACTGCGTGAGGTTGGCGGTGTTCCTGTCGTTCTGAACGCCGACGTCGCCTTTTGCTGTTTCATAGTTCTGCCGGATGCTTTGCCCCTGTTTGGCCTGCGCTTCCGTGTTTGCGTTGTATGCGTCAAGAAGTGCCTGGTTCTGCGCCGCAAGCCCGGAATCATAAACATCGTTGATTCCGGTCTGCGTCTTGACTTCTCTCTGTTTCAGCTGTTCCTGTACGGTCGGAGTTGCCATCTGTCACACCCTCCGTATCACTTCTGTCCGGGGTCATGCCCGGTGATCTGTCTGTACTTCTTTTTGGTAATCATCTTCGCGCTGAGTGCGGCGTCCGGATTCTGAATCACCCAGATCTGCTTCATCTGCTTTGCGGCTGTCTTGCCGTACAAAGATTCATAGGCAGAGAAGTCGCCGTATTTGGCAAGCTGTTTGGCCTGCGCGTCATACCACTCGTTCAGTTTGTTCTGCTCATCGATCAACGCGGCTGCCTTGCTGTTTTCAGCTGTCGCCCTTGCCGATGCAAGCTGGCCCTGGTAGTCAGCGCCGAGATCTGCAATCTTCTGTCCGGCTTCCGCCTGCGCCGCCATCTCATTGCCGCGGAGGTTCGCGTAGTTCTTCTGCCAGACATTGTTCATCGCGTCCTGCTGCTGAAGTGCTGTGCCGGTGTTAAGGCCGGAGTTCATCGCGTTCATGTTTGCGTTTCTCCGGTTTCGTTCGTACTGGACGGCAAGCTGGTTTGCCTGGGTCTGGTACTGCGGTGCAATCTTTGCCTGTTCGGCCTGCGCGTTCGACAGGTTTCTGTCATAAGCCGTTTTCAGCTGCGCCGCCTGGGAATTGTACTGCTGGTCGTAGAGGCCGTTGATTCTCTCCTGAGATTCCTTCTGGCGCTGCGCCATCGTGTCCTGTAGTGTTGCCATTTGCCGTCACCTCTTACCGCCTGCGTTCCACGCTTCTCAGCGCTTCGCCCAGTTCTTTAAACCCTGTACTTTTGGATTCCTCCGTCGCCTCGTTTTCGGCGATCTCTTCCGTCTGCGGAGAACCGGCGCCTTCTTCCGGCATTGCCTCCGCCATTGCCATCTGCTGCTGCATCATGGCCTGCTGTTCCATCATCCGCTTCTGCTCTTCTTCTTCCTGCTTCAGTTCCTCGATCAGTTTCCGTCTTCCGGCAATGTTGCCGTCCGGGATTCTTTCAAGGTACTGCACCGTGGAAATTCTCTGGTTCAGCAGGAGATTGTCCAAAGTCTGAAGCGATGCGATTTCGGAATAGTACGAAGAAGCACCCACATCAATCTTCACGGAGAACGGATGGTCTTTCAGCATGCCAAAGTCAAAGTCCACCGGAGTCGTCTGCGGAATCTTCATTGCCGGTTTCCCAGCCGCTTCGTTCAAAGCGTTCACCTGTTCAAACAGTTCCCGCATCTCATCTGTCAGCGTCATGTCAACGGTTCTGGTTCCGTAGTATTCAGCCATGAACTCCAGCCAGATCCTCGCAAGGTCTTCTATCTGCTGATACAGATTCTGCTTTGTGAGTTCCTGCGGAGTGGAAGCTGCCTTCTGGAGCGACAGAATAGCGGAAGTGTTGTAAGCCTTGCCTTCGCCGAGTGCCGCTTCCGTTGCGCCGAGGCTTTCTTCTGTCTGCGATACCGCAGCGGAGATATACTGGAATACCTGTGGAGGAACCTGTGCCGGGTCAATGTTTTTCGCAACGGAATCCACATTGCCGGCAACGCCGATTGCGCCGCCTACCCTGTTATCCCAATGGGATACCCGTGTCTTATCGTAAACAACTTTCGGCCATGCCGAACGCATGATCGACAGCATGCTCATTGCCCAGGCTTTGTTAATGAATATCTGGTTCGGGATAAGCCCTGTCAACATTGCCTGCCCGTGATAGCAATCCGCAACATAGTCCCAGTTCAGCCACACAAACGGGTACAGCCGGATGTTCAGGTTCCATGCTTCACGAATCACGCAGTTGTGCGTAAACTCATAGCACCAGATTTCCCCGGTATCATCATCCTTCCAGAACAGCTGCACGGAAGTGACCTTGTCGTCTGTCCGTTTAATGCTGTCCATGCCGAGCGTGTTTTCGTCGTCCGGCATAATCTGCTGCCAGTTCTCAGAGCCGTGCTTCTTTGCGCGTCTCTTTGCGTTCCGGACGATCTCCCGCTTCTCCAGCATAATCCACGGTTGTTCCTGAACGCGTCTGTCGTTCGGGTTTCCGAAAAACACTCTGGTGTTTTCCACCATCTCGCAGCGGATTCTTCCCTTCCCGTTCGGGCCGGCATCGGCGTCCTCGTCCCACCAGGAATAGATGCATCCGTCGCCGCGGACGGCGGCGTCTCTCGCGAACTCCTTTGACAGGGCCGGGAGCCGGTTCTGCTCCGTCAGCGCCTCAAACTCGTCGTTCACGATTCGGACAGGGTCGATCAGTTTGTCGTCCTCCGGATAGCTTGCAAGCGGTGCTGCGTTGATCCGGATATTATCCGAAACAATGTTTGCCACGACAAAGCCTGTGACTCGTTTCAGGACGTTGAACTGCGGAGTCGGAAGCCCGTTTGCCTGTACGCCTTCCCATTGCTTCAAGTGTTACCCTATCGGCTTTTTATCCGATAGTTCTTACAGTTTCCTGTAAGGTCAGCATATCTTTTCACCCATTGGGTGTCCCTGCCTCGTGGACGGATTATATCTTTTCACCGTCTATGCGTTGCGGCTGGCGTACCTTCGATACGCCTTCACCTCTGATTACCTTGCGAGTAGTATGATTCTTGTTGGCTCTTGCCGTGTTCTCGCTCTGTGATATCCAACGGCAGTTGTCTGGGCAATATCCCTTGCTTGGATCAATGCGGTCAATACTCAGGTTATCCGCATAGCCGTTTGCCGTCGCCCACTCTTTAAAGACCGTGTAGTCATTCCACTCGTCACACAGCTTCACGCCCTTGCCGCCGTACAGTTTGTATGCTTCCCTGTTCGGATTGTTGCATCTCTGCCTCATTCCGCACCAGATGGTATAAAGCCTTGTGCGGCTGTCGTGGCTTTCGCCGTGCGCTGTGTTGTTCTTGCCGAGTTCCTTAACAATCTCTCTGCGGAGGCATCCACAGGATTTTGTGTTTCCGCTTCTCAGGTTATTGCCGGTTGCTATCACCGTTAACCCGCAATCACATGTACATTTCCAGTACGCCTTGTGATTCTGAAGCCGGTCAAATTCCACAACGGTCAATCTGCCAAATCTCTGGCCAACTAAGTCAATCATATTCGCCCTCCATTAGGTGTTTTTTACTCGTTTAGGTTTCCAGTTTTTTTCAGGGATTTTACATCGGCAAGCTATTTACCGATAAAGAAATTTTCGTTCGCTTTTACGTTCTCTTGCAGTTGGATGCCTGTGTTGTAGGTGACGGCCTTTTCATAGTGCGCCCATCCCCACTCCACGGTCGGTTTGTCTTTGCCCGCGAACAGGCCCAGACCTTCTTCACTCATTCTTGTTCACCTCTGTGATGGGTTTCCCATAGTTGAGGATGGATGACAGGCCGTCGTTCCATTCCCTTTCCATCTTCAGCCCACGTTCCATTTCATCGTTCATCTGACGGAGGATCGCACGGTTCCGGATGACTTCGTTGTCCCCGTCTTTGGGCATCAGTTCCTCCAGTTTATTCAGCCGTTCGCATACCTTTCCCTGCATATCGTTTACAAACTCCATGCGAAGTTCTGCATGCTCCACCTTTTGTTCCAGGCGCTTCAGCCAGTTTTCTGCCCATTCTTCCAGTTTGATATACCGTTCTGTCAGTTTTCTGCAATACAGAACGATACCGCACATTGCTCCAAACAGAAGGGCAATCAGAAGCACGATACCCCAAATAATGTTTACCATGTTTTTCTCCTTAACTCGCCATGTATCCTTCAGACGGCTCACCGCCGCACATAAAGGTTTCGTAGGTTTCCTTGCGTTCCTCGATCAGGTCTTCGTAAGTCTTCTTAGCTTCCCTGACGGGATTCACAGCAGATATAGACCTTGACAGGCAGAAATATCTGCATGCGTCTACCGTGTGCGTCATTTCATGCGGCAGTTTGGCACAATCATTGACGTTTTTTTCGTCAGATTGAATGTCTCTGATATCCGCCGCAACTTTTTCCAGCGAATCGAAAAGCATCAGCCCAGGCATAGATGCCGGCGCTTTCCCGTCTGGGAACAAACTGATAACGTAAGGATCTTTCAGCGGCATCTTCGCCATCATGGATTTCATTACCATGTGGCCCTGCACCCTGTCCCTCGGTGCTTGTATAATCGGCACACCATTTGTCAGAAAGATTTCTGCCATTGTCTTGCCGGACTCTTTGCTTCTTGCCCACATATCCCACGGCGCATAAGTGGCTGTTATCTTTTCATGGACCGGCGAGTTTGCAAGAAGTTCCTCTGCGGCAGCCTGTACAATAAGCCCCTTCTGTTCTACTTCCCTGTAAGCCCATGCCCTGCCGTCTGTGTCGATTGCCCACCAGATACAGGCGAACATATCAAGACCATAGTCGAACGACCTGTAGCGCGGCCAATGATCAGGAATGCGGAAGGGCTTCATGGTATGTGTGGCAAACTGGAACTCTTTGAAATAACCGCCGCCAAGGGCATCCCAGTCGCCGTATCGGTATGCTTTACGGAGATCCTCCGGCATACTGGACAGCATCTTCAGATAGTTCGGAGAATGCTCCAGCATGTGGGTGTTGTCGTCTACGGTAGCAAAGATAAACGTGTAGTCATCGGGGTTTTCGTTCTCTTCCGGGTTCACACAGTTTGTCTTGTACTGCCTGTCGATGAAGAGTCTTTTTATAAGACGGTGGCCGGGGCCTCCGGGGTTACAGGTTAAGAAAAGCCTTTTCGGAAACGGCGTCGCGCCTCGGAGCATACCGCCGATATAGTTGTAGGCCCGTTCGCTAAACTGCGTGGCCTCGTCGATAAATATCCAGTCATACTCCTGCCCCTGGTATTCATCTTCGGAATCGTCACCGCTCCAATGGCCGAATCGGATTGTGCTGCCATTGACAAACGACAGCATCCTTGTCGTGCCGTTGTAGGTAGCCGCCCCTGTCTGCGCCGCCATCCTCCGCAATGGAGCAATGTGGTTTTCTTCCAAAGCCGGATATGTCAGACGCATGATCAGGATTCGGATACCGGGGTTCATCAGCGCCCCGCCGAAAGCCTTGATTCTTACAGCGTGGGTTTTGCCGCCTCCCTTTGCCCCGCCGTAGGCAACGAAAGGCGTATCAGCCTGATAAAACAGAAGCTGTTTCGGGTTGGCTTCGCCCGGATCCCATTCCGCATATTGCTTTCGGTTGTCCTTTATTGCCGGCATTTATTTGAAAGCGGATACGCCGCCTACTCCCTGTGCTTTGATGTATAGTGTGCTGTCGCCTTTGTCCGGTTTCCTGTCTACCCAGCCGCCGTTTCCAGGCTGTTTCAGGATAGCAAGGTACGCGGAAGACGCCTTTGGATCTGCGGCCATCTTCCGCGCCGCCCACGATTCACGCATATCCTGCGCCCAGTTAAAGACGGATTCAAACATCGGTTCGTCCTTGTAGGCTTTGTAGACTTCATGCGTAAGGCCGAGATAGGTTCGCATACCGGCTTCATCAGGAAACACTCCGGTGTTCCGAATCTTCAGGGCAATGCGTTCATATCTGCTCTGGTGATTTGACCACGCAGGATGTTCTTTCATGGTAGCCGCAAGTTCCGCGAATTCCTGCACGATCTCCCGCCAGTTTTCCTCGTCACCACCACGGCATTGCTCAAAGTATTCCAGCATCTTGTCGTGCAGTTCTTTTGGAGTCTTGTAAGGGAACTCTAAGACTTCATCCGGTTCTTCCGGTTCAAAGTTTGTTCCCTTTTCAAAGGCCTCCTGATTTTCCTGCTCGATGGTTTTCTTATTCTTAGATCCGGCAGGCCTTCCCCTGCCGCGCTTTTCTTCGTCCATTTCTTTTCCTTTCTGCCGGCTGGTTTAGCCGGCTATCCGGATTACGCCCATCTTGAAAACTCGTTATACGGATGAATGCCGCCGCTCGGTCCGTATACGTCAACGATGTCCTCCGACTCTGACAGTTTCCCGACGCCGCGCATCAGAGCCGCCTTCAGTTCGTCATACCGCTGCTGAAAGTAGCCTGCCGCGGACGGGTTCTCGTCCAGAAGCAGATGCGCCGCAAGCCCATATGGAAGCACGGTCCCGGCACAGTAGTCGTCCAGGTCGATTGTCGCAGACAGCGCCGCCAGGGGAGTCAGAACCGGCCTGCGGCCTGACTCCCATTCGGTATACTTCGGGAACGTATCGCTGTATGGGTACAGTTCGTTCTGAAGAACATTCAGGATCGACAGAGTCCGGTTCTGGTATTCGGTTGTGTCCTCGTGGACATAAGCGCCCGAATCATTCAGTTCGTCCATCATCGTGATGGCACGTTCAAACACGTTCATCCCGGTGATGGTTCCTGTCGTAGTGTAAGGCATGGTTTATTCCTCGTCTTCCTCATAGCCGCCATAGATGGGGCCAGCCTCATGTTTGCCCTGGATTTCAACGCCGGCTGCATCAACAAGCCCTTCGTTGATGATGTAGGCGATTACGCTTGCAGCCGACATAATCACACCGCAGATCTTGTCTACTGTTGCGCCGTCCATGTTGAACAGCAGCAGAAGGCCGCTGACAAATCCAACGACAGCAAGCCAGAACTTTCTGCTCGTCAGTTTCCGTTTCCAATCGATTTCGTTCATGATGCTCTTGCCTCCTTGTAGAGAGTCTTAATATCGTTTTCGATAACCGCAATGCTTGTTGCGATATCTGACAAACGCTCCGCATAGTTGTTGTGGATCTCCAGCTTGTCTTCAATGGACCGGAGTCTCAGATCCAGCTTTTGAGCCTCCAGCGCAGCCTCGATTGCTTTCTGCTGTGCCTTGTCCGTTTCTTCCTTTGACCGCTTGTTCCGGTTGTTCCTGTTGATCAGGATCTGGCATACAATGGAAGAGATCGCCACGATGATCGCCGTGATTACTGCGTCACTCACCCTCATTCACCTCCGGTTCCGGCGGCTCCGGTGCAGGCGGGGCGGGCGGGGTTCTCCGGTCGATCTTCTCCCCTTCGGTCATCAGCCCGTTGTCCCTTGTAATGAACACATGAGTCCACGGGTCGTTATACTGATAGGCCGTGGAGAGAAGCTGGTGATACTTTGCCTTTGCCTGCGCTTCCGTCAGACCCAGATACTCCTCATGCCCGTAGATCGGGCCGTCGGCTCCGCCCTGTGCGAAGTCCTTGTGTACGCTGTAGAATGTTTCCTTCGTCATACTCTGTTCCTCCGATTACGTTACTTCCGTGCCGGGTATTGCGAGAATCAGACGGAGCGTTGTGCTGCCCGTTATTGTGCCTGAGATTGTCAGGCTGCCGTCCGTTGTTGTTACCGTCCATTCTCCGTCTACCGCATCTGGGTTACCGATTTCATCTCGAAGCACGATATGCTCTGCCGTGATGGAATCATCGTTGATCGTCTTCGGCAGCGTGGAGAACGATGCGATATCGACTTGAAGAATACTGGAGATTGCCCCGCATGTGATTTTCCAATCACCGATATCCAGTTCCTCATAGCGTTCAACAGCTTTCCCAAAAGCTGCCCCAACTTTTTCCACATCGGGGTCGCCGCCTTCTCCCGGTATTGTGATATGCCGCAGATGAAGCGCCCACAACTGAGACTCCAGCTTCAGTTCGTACTCGTCTTTGTTGCCGAGGTCGTCCGTGGCTACGAACTTGATGTTCCAAGTCACGTCCGTCAGCCCGCTGATGTTATGCCCGGACCATGTGTAAATCTTGTCCGTACCGGACGATGTCGTGGTTCCGTATTCCAAGTCCACGCCAGCGCCGTAAGGATCGCCAGCCTTTGTCTTTAATATCTGGAGTTCAATATCGTTCTGGTTTGCAATGCTGGCATAAGTTGCCGACAGCGTCGCAGAAAGATAAGTCCCTGAGTCGTCTGGGTTCCCGCCGGAATCGCAGCGGAAAATGTCGGCTTCGTTAATCGTAATGCTTGGGAATCGGTACGGGGTGATCGTCGCCGTGTAGCTTTCCGTAATCGTAAAGCCTCTGCTGTCCGTTACTGTCAATGTGACCGGGGTTGTAGCGCCAATGACTTCGCTGTTCCACGCTCTTGTCGGTGAAGAGTCTACCCATTGGATGTCTACAGGAGCGTTGTTCCCTACTGAGATAGACCACTTTGTGATCGTTGCATTGTTCTTCAGGTCGAGTTCAGAATCATCAATGGCTGTTCCGATTTTGGAGTAGCCCTGCACATAATACGGCGCGTACTTGGAAGCCGAGATCGGTACTTCGTTATATGGCGCAATGGAAAACACGGGATTTGGATCTTCCGGGTCTACATGTGCAATGCCAACTTGTTCCTGTGTAAACGACAGCGTAATTGTTTTAGTCTTCTCGCCAGCTTTTGTAGTGCCGAACCACGTTTCGACCCTGATTACGCACGGCAGCGATGCATCGTTCGGGTAGTCATCCGCATAGTCGTCATAGTATGGAATCCATGTCATCGTGCTTACATCAGCGCCGGAGTCTTGGTGATTCATCAGCTCCACTTCAGCATTTTCGCCTACCGTCACGCCTACCGTGTAGGTCGCCCCGGCTGTCGCGGAACCGTAACTCATTTCGACCGATGAAGTATCCACGCCGTCGTTATTATTGAAATCGGAGTCATTCGCCGTGATTTCGCCCGGAGCGCCGTAAGTGCCTGTTGTAGTAAACCGCAGCGTTCCGTTGTAAGAATGAATCCATCCCTCATACCAGAACCAGACGTAATACGTCGTGTTCGGCATCATGTTCATTGTAATGCTTCCGCTTGCTGTCGGGTTGCTTGCGGCAAGCGTAATCGCTTTACCGGAAGACGGCTGGCTGGAAGAAGTGGATACAGACCAGTATGCTTTGCCGTTCAGCGTTTGGGCGTTGGAGTAGCCGCTTCTTCCGCTCATGGTAAAGGATATCTTCTTGGCTCCGGCTTCGTCAGTTTTAATCTTTACCCGGCTCTTTATATAAACCGTCTCTTGGTTAGTTCCGTCTGCTTCGTTGATGGTGTACCAGTTTGCTATATACGCAGTACCAGTATTACCATAATGCTTAACATCGGAAGACGATACGCTAAAGGATGATGTTACAAGTCCCATATCATGCTCCTGTAAACTTGATGCCGAAGGCATCTTCTGTGCTGTTTATCTTTCTGTTGGATAACCGCCATGAACCCATAACCAAGTTCGTTTCAATCCTGATGTTGTTCACATGAAGCTGCCCGTCGTTCGTATCGAACCAGCCGAGTTTTTTGCCGTCGTTCCAGAACTGCCAGCCTGTCGCCGTGTAAAGGCCGAAGCACATGCCGGAGTCCGAGGAAATCTCATAGTACGGGTTTACTTCACCGCTCGGAGTGACGGAAGCGCCAGAAGAAGAAAACACGTTTCTGCTTGCGATGACAATTCCGAAAACTCGTTCTGTCGTCTGCGTCTGCGGATTGTACCAATCAATGAAGCCTCTTCGGATTTGCCCGTTAACAAGGTTCGTGGTGTTTACGACAGCCGCCGTCAGGTCGTTGATGTTCCCTTCCAGCGTCGTGACTTGCTGCATGGTGAAGGACTCTGTGATGGACTCCGCATCTGCCCGGATTTTCGTCAGGATGGTTTCGTAGTGCCTGCCTCGCAGTTCGGTAATCGGGTCAATATCTGTTTCGCTGTAGTAGTCTTCGGCTTCCTCGTCCCAGACAAGTCCGAACTGCCCCGCAAGCGTTGGGTCGAGATGCCCTGTAACCAGATGCGATTCCTGCAATACCGCCTCGATGCTGCCGATGGCCTCGTCGATGGCTTCGCCTGTCTGTTCCAGAAGTTCCACCAGCGTCTGTTCTGCGTTCTGTACCGTGGTGAGCGTGGCAAGTGCCACGTTTCCCTTTTCGGCTTCCGAGACAATATCCCGATAGACGCGCATCCGGTTGCTTGTCAGCAGCCATAGCTGGTTGATGTCTCCGGTAAAGTTCTGCGCTTTTGGCATGGCAGTTACCTCGCATAGCCCGTCGTTCTCACCCGGAAGTCCACGTTCGTCACGGTCACGGCAGGCATCTTCTCCCGAACCGCAAGTCCGAGATAATAGAACTCAAACTTCTTTGCCTTCAGCTTCACCCTTGTCGTGAATGGGTTTCCTCCGATTTTTGCCTTCTCAGAAGAAACCACCTTTATGCGAAAGTTATCCTTCCTGTCGGTCATCAGCGTAACATCCACGCTGGTTCCCTCTTCCGGCTTCAGTCCTACCCAGAGCATACTGGCAAACTTCCGCAGATAGTCGGCACCGAAGTCCATTGCGCCGCTTGCCCAGAATGCCTGAATTGCCCATCCCTCGTCGCTGTCTGCATACGGAGACATGCGGAGGATTCTTCCGTCGCTTGTTCCGATGTAGAGGTCACCGAGGAAATTGCACATGCAGGCCACAGAGAACTGCTCCCAGTTGTATGTGTACCAAGTATCATTCGCATAGTTCATGACGAGAGCATTGTTCCCATAGCAGACATAGAACTCCTGATGGTCGTTGTCATCCCAGATAACCGCATCAGCAAGGTCAAATTCCTTGATGCTGTTCTGAACACGGTCAGAGATTCGTCTTGCCTGCCGCTCGTCTCTGGAAAGGTTCGATGTGTAGTAGGAACTGTTCGACCATTGATACAGTTCCTGCCCAAAGGCCGTGACCGGATTGTTATTGACAAGACGAACCTGACCGGGCGCAACATTCCCGATATCCCGGTTCACAGGCTGGCTGTAGATAGCCGGAGTCAAGTCGTTCGTTGCCAGTTCCACGATGCCGTGCTGCAAAGCCCAGCACTCATTCGGTTTGTAGGCCACAAGGGAACTGTAATGCCGGATCATTCCGGTGATCGGCGTGTTGCTGTCGCCGATGTGTACCTCATACTGGTCTGGGAAATAGTCTGCTCTCGGCATACCGTCATAGTCCATGCCGGAGTACAAAGCCCGGTTCGTGCCGTCTCCGTAGATAAAGATGCGGGTATCCGTCGTGCCGGAAAACAGTTCGTAATAAAGATTCCCTGTTACCTGAGAGCGGTTCGTGGTAGGACAAGTGTACGCAATCTCCACGCTGTTAACTGATTTGTTCGGTACGCCGCCGCCGTCTTTCGTAAAGGCGATCTGCCCGTTCTCCCCGTCAAAAGTCCACGATATGTTGGACGGCACGGTTGTCGTTCCTGCGAGATACACCCAATCCAGCGTCAGCGGGCTTTCCTGTGTTCCTTTCTCCGGCAACTGGAATGTGCCATTCTCACCGTCAAAGGAAATCCAAACTCTTCGGAGTCCGTTCAGCCTGTTGATGTATTCCCCTGTAAGTTCACCGGGATTCGATGCCGTGTCGTTCGTTCCGTTCCCGGTCGTGTCCGTGTCAAGCGGCCCGATGCTGATGGCAATCAGGGGCCTGTATCCTGTAACGGTTGAGAGCGTTGTGCCGTTGTATTCGTAGTATTCCACACCGTTGAGGATATATACCTTGCCGTCAAACGGAATGAAGCTGACATGCTTCGCCGTACTGATCGCACCGATGAGGTCTTTCTGGAACGCTCCTGTTACGGAGTTATAAATGCTGTATAGTTTTCCTTCGCAGGCTGCGAGGAAAGTCTGCTTTCCGGCAACATAGCCTGACCACATCCCCGCAATGGGATAATCGTATGGAATCGTGGATGGAATCGCCGAGACGAAATACGCATTCAGCATGACAGCCCCGGTTTCCTCGTCAACAGTAAAGCTGCCCTTTTTGACCGCCCATTGATGGTCGTCCATCTCCAGATATTTCCGGTCGCTTGCCAGCCATTCTTCCGTCTCTGCGGCGGCTTCCGCAAAGCTAAGCTGTTCCGCTGTATTGAGAACGACAGCACCGGGGGAACTCAGCACGTTAGCAGATGCATACCATGTCAGCAAATCCGTTCCTACAAACGGGCCGAACTCCGTTGCCTCTTCGCTTTCGTCCAGTTCGTAGGCAAGCCGCAGCCCTTTCACAAGTTCGGTTCCGTCTCTGCGTTTGAGGTTCCCGTCCTTCGTGATTCTCCAGTTGACCATCCGTCCGGCTTCGCCCATGCGGAGCCTTGTGCTTCCGTCCGGGCATTCATTCAGCCCAAGCCACTTCGGGATGCTATATACTTTTTCGTTTGTTGCGCCTGATATAGTCGCCATAATTTCACCTACTGTAGGTTGAATTTCACACCAATTACAAAATGCGGGATAAGGTTGGTATTTCCAGTTGTTGCACCGGATGTACCTTGCGTGTTATATTGGGCATCACTAAACGAAACGCCCGTTGTTGAAGCTGTAACGCTTCTTTGAATGCATCTAAGGTTTGAACCACTTACAGCGGGATACCGAAAAGTTCTCGTACCACCAATCATTACAAGCCCGCCAGCGTATACAATTCCACTTGTATATCCGAGATCGGTATAAATTGCATCGTATTCGCTCAAGTCAAGCGGGACAGTTGCGGCGGCATAAGACGACGTTGGGGCTGGGTTTTCCCATAATTTCCGAAAGCCAAATCCTGCATCGCGGAAACTCGCATCGCCACCAGCAGTTGCAGAAGTTGCCTTGCCCCAAATGCGAAGCGGTACAACTCTTGCGTTTTGTGTGCTGTTAGCGGCATCTGATGTTGTGTTTAATCTTCGTCTTGTGCAATCTAAAAATGTAACACCTGATTCGGTTGCCCAAAGACCACGTGAATAAGCATACATTTCACCTGCTGCAATATCCGTGGTCATTCTGTTGACCATTTGCAAAACTTCCTGTTGGTAATTGTCTTGTGTGCCAACAGGAATATCCATTGTTATTGCAAAATCATTTTCAGCGGTTGCAAGCCTTGCTTCAACTTTTACCCAACCATATTTGGCAAGGTTCAAGCTGATTATCTGTGCGGCAAAACTCGATGTTGGAGACGGGTTCTCCCATATCAGTTCCCATTCGTTGCCGATGCTGGACGGCCTGATTTTGCTTTGTGCCATATCACATCTCCAATAGTTTTGCCCACGTCTTCGGGCCAACGACGCCGCCCACGGTAATCGAAACGGCGCTTATCATTCTTTGAAGCATTAACTCACCCCTATAGAATCGCTCTTGCGTTGTGCTTTGTTCCGTCCAGGATGATAAGCGGTGTTTCAATGCTGTTCGGCTTATAGCATTGAACTTCGCCGTATCCGCCCCACTCGATGGAACTGGAAGTGTTAATGAATAGCTTGTCCACTTTCTGAACAGAACTGTTCTGCATGGATACACGGAAGTAACTGTTCTTAACGATGGCCGGCAAGTGGGTGTGGCTGTGGATGTAGCAATCGGCATCCGCGATACTGGCAAGCTGCATCAGCCGGTTGATTTTTCCGCCTTCCATCCTGCCGCCCCCGCTTCCATGAACACAGAAGATCGTGTAACAGATTTGCCGTTCGTGAAGCTTCTTGTTGCCCTTGCCAAAGCGAACAAACAGATACGCGGAAGCCGGTGAATAGCGGTCGCCGATTCCAAGTTGAGTGGCAATGATCTGCGTCAGATCCAATCCGTCCGATTTGTAAATTCTGGCCTCATGATTTCCAGGCAAAACCGCCAAACACTTATGGGCGATATCCCCAAACAGTTTAACCGCCTGCTCCAACTGGGCCATTGGCTGTAAATCGGAAGAGTATACGTCGCCAATACTGTTGCGGGTGGCGCAATCGCAAACGTCGCCGTTCAAAATAAAGTAGCAGTTTGGATTTGCCTTAATGTAATCAATCCACTCCAGAATCTTCTTGCCGTCAGAATGGATGTCACCCAGATGCAGGTCGGCAAGTGGAAGGATCTGTAACTCAGTAAAGTCTTCGGATAAACTGTGCGAGATTACTTTCATATTTCAAGCAGCTTTCTCCAGGTTGCCGGTCCGCACACGGAATCAGGCTTAAGCCCGAAATCTTTCTGGAACTGTGCCAACGCCCTCCACATGCCATCGTTGTCGCCAAAGTCATAATTCCTGCGTTCCAGCAGGCATGCCATGAGTTCTACTTCATGGAAACTTTCGCAGTTCTTGTCAATCGTTCTCAGCTTCAGGCTGTGGTCAACAACGGGTTCCGGCTCCGGCTCCGGTTCATCGCCGCCTCCGTCAAGGTCAATCTCATACTGGATTCGCTTTGCCGCAGCATACCGTGCGTCAATGTTGTTGACAGCCGGCCTTTCAAACTCGCGGCACACTCTGGAAGTCGCCGTGAAGATATCTCCTGTGGATTTCAGAAAAGCCAGCAGCTGCGGGTAGCCCTCTTCCATTTCTTTGATGGCGTAGTCTACCTGGAGCGCAGCGTCATCCAGGTTCTTGCCGGAGGCTTTCCAGAAATCGTAATACCCGGCCTTGCGGCTCCAATAGGTGAGTTGGTAAATTCCAAATCCGACGCCATCCCGCGAAAAGGTGTCTTTTGATTTCGTTCCGTCCGTAACTGCCTGCACATAGATGTGGGAGTTTGTCCGGTACGGGCTGAAGTCGCCCTGCATACGGAACGGCTCACAGTTTGATTCACACTCAAAGTTGCCAAGAACGCCCAAAGCGCCGGCCTGTGTGATTCCGTGCTTCCGAAGTCTGTTATAGATAATCTGCTGGTAACTCATAGTTTCATCTCTTTTTGAAAATAAGCCCCCGGAGATCGGGGGCTTATACTTTTTTCTCAGGCCATTGTACTTTTCGCATCAAATGGCCGCAGCCTACTCTGACATCCGTGTATACCGGGATTTGCTTCTGTACGCAGCGTTCGCAGAAGAACAGGTCTTCGCTCAGAAGCGGTTCGTTCGGGTCGGGCTTGTTGATCCAATCGTAAAACGGATACTCGATTCTCCGGAACACGTCCACCTTGATCAGCGCACAGCCCATCCCGCCGCCGTGGATTCTGAGTTTCTTTTTCCCCTGATTCTTCAGTTCTTCCAGTTCTGCCGCCGTCCATTGCGATTCAAACGGATAGTTCCGGTACGGGAAATTCCACTCGTTCGGGTTTTCATAGCGGCACACGTTCATCCTGCCGCTGTACTCGTTCTTTTCGCCCCGGTGGCTGTAGTAGCCGAGGCACACGTCCACAGGCTCTTCAAGGAGATTCTTCAGCGCGTCATTCGGAAGCACCACGTCGTTATCGACCATGAGAACATAATCGTAGTTCCCGTCCATCGCTTTCCGTGCGATCCGGTTTCTGGCAGTAGCGCAATCATACCCTCTCACAAAATCAAACTCGGCGGTGTGTCCGCACTTGTCCAGATCCCAGACCGACTTGTATGTGTCGGGGAATATATTCTCAAAAGTCGGTATCGCTATCAGGATTCGGAGGTTTTCGGTTTTCTTGCCCTGGTTGTTTTCTTCGGTGCTGCCGCCGGTTCTTCCGGCTTCGGCTCCTCTGTTTCCCCTCTGCAAGCGAAGGCCTCCTTCCATGTCATCTCACGGTACTTTCTCCAATGTTCGCGCCGCGGCGCTTTCTTGTCGTTCTCCCAATCCTTGAATCCTGCGAAATGCACGATAGCCGGATTGTCCGTGTACCCGACCGGGTAGCACTCGTTGTATCTGGGTTTCAGGGTGATGAACTTCCTCGGCGCTCCGAAGCGGTTCCACGCGTCCTGTTCAACGAAGCGTTCCTCGACGGTGTTCAGGTCTTGTACGATAACCTGTTCAATTCCCGCCTGCCGGATCGCCTTCAGGTTGAACATGGCAACGCCTACATTGAAGTATTCCATCCCGAACGGCTTCCAGTAGTTGTTGTTCGGTTCCTGCGCCGCGATGATCCATTTGCCGCCCATGTCGATCTCCCACAGGGAATCGATGTTGTCCACGACAACCGTGTCCACGTCAAGCTGCAAGACTTTGTCAAGATCATCCGGCAGCAGGCTTCCGTAGCATGCCCTTACCAGGGCCATGTATGTGAACTGCGACCGCATGTTCGGGCCATCGGTGCGAAACCACTTCTGGCCCGAAACATTGATGGTCTCAATCAGAGGCGGCAGTTCATACGGAAACTTATCATCCTCGATCAGGAAGTAAATCCTGTCCACGCTGGAGTTGGCGATCAGCGACTTCGCCGCTGTCACCATGTGCGGGTAAAGATTCCGGCTTCCGGAATAAACTGCCGCTCTCATCATTCAGCCCCTTTCGATCAGGTCGTGCCGCCGGCAGCGCTGGAGGCGACGAGGATACCGTCGGCCTTCTTGCCGAGGACGAAGCAATCGTAGAGGAGGCGTCCCTGCACGACGTGGCCGTCGATGTCGGGATGGTCGGCGATGATACGCATGGTTTCGATCTTCTTCGGGGAGACGCAGCAGCCCTTTGCAACGATCATGTAAACCACGCCGTCGGGCATCCAGCTGTCGGGAACAGGAACCACATGCAGGCCGTCGAGAGTACCGAACTCGCCGTTGACAATGATGCCCTTCGCAACATCCTGAACGGTAGCGCCGGTTCCGACGACTTCAGCCGCCAGTTTGCACTTGATGAATTCAGACTCCTTGATGAACAGAACGCGGTTCTTGCTCGGAACCAGGAGGTTGTTCATCGTGGCGTTGGAGTTCATGATTGTCTCGATGGCGTTGCTCTTGGTCAGGGAGACGTTGTACTCAATGGTGCCGCCGCCGGCGCCGCCGAAGCCGGTCACGCCGTTGCCGGCAGCAATCGCCGCCAGACGATACTGGTCAACCATCGGGATGATGACGTTGCGGGTCTGACGGGCGAGGACTTTGCCTGCGGCCTTGATCATCAGTTCGCTGGTGTTGTTGCGTTTGTCGATAGCGCCGTTGAAGGACTTGTCCTGGTTGACCGTGAGTTCCTGGATGGTGTCGCCCAGTTCGGTCAGAGTTCCGAAGCGGGAGCCGGAAGTGGCATCCCAATCGTAGTCCTGCATCGGGAGGTCATCGACAGAATAGATACGGACGGTTGCTACGCCGGTCCAATCGTAGTCCTGAGAGAAGATACCCTCAGTTATCGACCCTTTGTAAAAGGCCTCTGCTACTTTCGGGGAGGCCTTCGTTGCGAAATTGTAAGTGGAAGGCATTGCTTATTCACCTCAAATTAAAATGACATCGCGCTCCATCCGTCATCAAAAGGATCTTTCGTTTTCCCGGACCCTTCGCTTTTCGATGATCCGGTGGAACGCTCTTTGTTTTTCTTCTGCTGTTTCACAGCGTCAAGGTCTTTTCTCAAAGCCTTGATTTCGTCTTTGAGTTTCCGGTTCTCAAACCGCTGGTACGCACCAAGAAGATCCCCGTCATTCCTGTTTACGTCGTCCCAGACTTCTTTCGGAATGTCCTCCGCTTTTACGTCCGGATACTCTTTCAGGAACCGCGCAATCTCCTGCTGGCCCTTCTCCTGCTGCTGTTCTTCCGTAACCGCAAACTTCTGTTCTTCCGCGTCGGCGGGCTTGTACTTCAGCCGCTGGTTAATCGCCCTGGTGGCCGCTTCCGCCGGGGACAGTTCCTCGTTGTTTGCTTCCGCTCTGGCCATCATCGTCCTCGCCCTGGTTTCATCCATAAGCGAATAGATCTTCTCTTCCAGTTCTCCCTCGCCGCCTCTGGACTTCGCCAGTTCGCCGAGGAAATCCCATGCAGCCTGATACTTGTCGCGCTGATTGCGGATCCTGTCGTAGTCCATGCCCTTCTGGGCAAGCACCACTACTTCGTCTTTCCCGACGCTTCGTTCTTCTCCGAGGTGCTTAAGGGTGAACGTCGGCTCCGGGTCCGGAGTTGTTTCGGCTCCCTCTGCCTCGGCTTCCGAAGAATCGCCGGATTCTCCACCTTCGTCTCCGTCTGCTTCCTGCTGGTCTGCATCGGCTTCCGCATCCTCACTCTCAGGTTCAGTATCGAAATCCACAGCTTCCGGATCTTCCCCGGCCTGACCGCCGTCAAACACAGGCGTTGCCCAATCGCTGTCGAATCCCTCGCCAAACACGTCCGGCGTCCCTTCGGTGTTTTCCTGACCTTCCAGTACGGTGGTTACTTCTTCCATATTTTCTTTTCTCCCTTCCCCTCTGGTCTGAGGTTCCGTTTGCTGTATTTCAGACATGGATGGTGTATCCATGAATGATTCTGTTTAATCCATTAATTTTTGTAATGGATGTGATAAAAAGAAAAAGGGATACCCGCAATCGTCAATGAATGACGAGTGCCGATAACCCTTTGGTTGGGGAGTTGCACCCTCCCGTATCACAGTACGGTAGCTATCTTATTTAGAAAGTCACAGATGAATGCGATATCGTATTCTTGCCAACTGAACTACGCAGCCTGCTTGCCGTGACCGGACTTGAACCGGCGACCCCGATGTACCCATTCAAGCTGTGCCTTTATTTCAAAATCTTGCCCCAGTTGTCTTTCCGGGGCTTATACGAAAAACCTTTCAGATATGGAGTCTTAATCCTGAAAATCGGAATGTCGCTCATATCAAACGGAAGAACAACCGCGTTCACTCCGTCTTCTATCTGCATCTCCCAGTTGGACGGCATGTCCGTCACAATCACCGGAGTCCCTAAACACAAAGCCTCAAGCAGGCTGTACGAATAGCCTTCGGTATCACTCAGCTGCACCAGCCAATCCGCCTCGGCAATGTAGTCTCGGATATCATAGCTTGGCTTCGCAAGAACCACGTTCGGTCTTTCAAACTCCACGCCCTTTGTATCCGTGTACACCGTCCATTGATACCGGACGCCCGCTTTATCCAGAGCCTTTGCCAGAGCATTGATTCTCCACGGCCCTTTGTCCGGTGGGAGCCTTGTCGCGGAGATCAGCCGCAGGACCTTCTTCGGTTTCTCAACCGTGATCGGGTTGTAGCAGACTTCAGGCTTAATCCCTGTCAGCTTTTCCCATGACAACGCATTGTTTTCGCTGACGGCAATGTACCGGAATCTTGGGTCAATCTTCGGAGGCATGACATCCTTCAAAACCAGATGATCTGCATGGATGACCTGTATGTATTCATCCGCATGGATTAAATCCAGATCCCGTTTCTCAAACGAATATCCGAAGATCGCCTGTTTGCATTGAATCGGATTCCCGCACCAGCGTTCCACTTTCATCACAGATGATAAACGCTTCAGCTGGTCCTCATCCCCGGTCCTGTACAACAGAACTATGTTCTGCCCGGCCGGAGAATATATGCCATATTTCTTCGCCATCTCATAGAAGAATGTTTCCACTCCTCCAATCCGGCAGATATCCGCATAATAGAAAATCGTTCCGTACATATAACCAGTTGGCGATTTCCACGCCGCATGCTTTCTCTCAGCCAACGACTTGCACCCTACAAGCCAGCAGCCATGTGGCCTACGAAAGGAGGTGATAATGGCATATACATTATCTTTCGGTTGTACTACATACAGCGATATTTCTCACTTGTCAATACAACATCTTGATTATTTTTTCCCATACCACCCTTTTTTCATAACCCCCCATACCCTTTTCCCCTACCCCCTATCTTGAAATAAAACGATGAAACCATTCACCTTATTTCAACTTTAACGGTGAAACCATTCACCTTTTTCCCAACTTTGCCCCTTTAACATCGTCATTTCCTCAATCATCATAGTCATTCACATACAGCATGACTATGTTGTAACTAATTTGTTTGAGGGGTAATGAGTCTCTGAAAAGACTAATATATACGTTATCTCGCAACCGCCCGTACCTTTTTTGGGGGCCGGGGGTGGGGGTGGGTACCAAAATTCTATTGCGGCCCTGGAAGCCCGCCGAAAAAACTCTTTTTGCCGACAGCAATAAAAAGTCTTTACATTTTGCCGCATTGTATAACCACAGCTTCCGATAATAACTGTTCAGCGAAACTCATAATAAACAATTCTATATTTTATATAATCAGCAGCCGGTCCAGCTGTCGCCGGCCATGATCAGGCAATAGCGGCGGGCAAGCGGCCGTTGCTGGGCCGGATCCGTCAAGGCTTGCCCGCGCAAGGGCCGCCGGTTTCCGTCTTTTACTCTTTTGTATTATTCCCGCTATTGAGTCCGGCTATGCTATATTGTGTTTTCTATATTGTTATAGTTGTTGTTATTATTGTTGTTATTAATAATTGTTGTTGTAGTTGTTGTTAGTTGTTATAACGGTTCTATATCAGTATAAGTATTATATATATTATATATACTATATAAACAATATAAGCAGCGGGCCTGGAATAAAAACAGATCTTCCGGCTTTTTCTGGAATATTTGGTAATATTTCATAATTGAGTTAACTTTAATTTGTGCAAGTCTACAAAAGTAAAGTTAACTCAATATTTTTTATTGACAATGTAAGTTAACTCATTTATTATGGCATTGTAAGTTAACTCACATTTACAAAATCAAAATTACAGAAAAGAGGAAAAACAAAATGAACGAAAACAGAAACATTATGATCAGGGGCCGCGAATATACTTTTATTCACAACGAAAAAACCGGAAATTTGGAAAAAGACGTCGCCGCCGTTGCGCGGATCCTTGCAAAAGACAATAACAATATTACAGCCGCCGAACGTTTCCAGCTTCTTAATATTTACCGGCCCGCTTATCATACCGGCGGAAAAATTGAGGGGATCACAAGTTTTGACAGCACGGCGACGAATTGCGAATTCTGTCAGGCAATGCGGGAAGCCGCTAAAAATAATCCGCTGCATATATGCGGCTATTGCTATGACTTTGATCAGGAACACGGCTTCAAGGGTGTAAATATCCTTAATCGGCATTCCTTAAACATGATCATTATGAGTTCACTTGAATATACCGTCGACGAATTGCGGGCCGCGCTAAACGTTTCTTATCTTAATCGGATTAATTCCAGCGGCGACGTGCCGAACGTTATTTACGCCAAAAATATGATTCGGATCTGTTATGCGTTTTCCGTTGTTCGCTTTGCATTTTGGGCGAAAAACGTCGCGGCCGTCGTTGCGGCTTGCGACGAATTGGGAAAACCGGAAAACCTGATTCTTGTGCAATCCTCTGTCATTATCGGAAAGCCCGCGCCGCTTGCAAAATATTTTGATTTTGTGTTTACGGTTTACTTGACAAAAGACGAAACGGAAAACGCTATTGAGGCCGGCGCCGGCGCTTGCAACGGCAAAAAATGCAAGGATTGTGGTTATAAGTGCTATAACGGCGCGTGGATTGATTCGGGCGTGAAAAACGTCGCCGAATATTTACGGATCCCGGGCGTTAAAGACGCGGCCCGCGCCGCGCTTGTTACAACGGCCGCTTAATCCGGCCCGCCTGATTCTGTTTTGATTCCAGCTATAGCCGCTTGCAATAAACGGCCGGCGGCTATGACGGGAACCAAAACCCGAAAACAAATTACTTTTATAGGGGGATTAAGTTATGCAAGCATGTTTAAGCGCGTCATATTTCTATTCGGAAAAAGCGACGCCGGCCGGATCCAAAATTTATTATTGCACGGTTGAACTAAAAGACTTTAACAATTTTACGACAGTAAAACGCTATAGCGGCGCAACAAAAAAAGCAGCGGCCGCAAAAGCACAAGCACAAGCGACGCGGTTTTTTAACCGTAAAATGAACGAACTTTAATAAGGGGGATTTTGAAATGATTAAAATTACCAAACGTGAGAAGCTGTTGGAAGCGCGGCAGCCCGTCGCCGTTGATTATTTCCTGATTCACGGCCGGATATACAACGACGACGAAACAATGTTTTATAAGTTCAGTTTTGTTCTTGCTATGGATCTTGAACTTGACATGTACGATTCGGAAACGGAAACAGATATACCGTACAAGGAAGCGCTGGAAACATTGATTGATTGCTTTTGCGATTCGGCGTGGAATGCTTTTGACGACGACGACGCCCGGGCCGCGTTTTTTGAGGATTGCAACGAAACAATCCGCCGCTGGAATCGCGCCGCTTAATTAAGACGCCGCGCCGCGCCGGCCCGGTATTCAGATAGAATCCGGCCGGGCGGCAACGGCCAACAAAAAAAACATTTTCAGATAGAATTTTACAAGGGGGATTTTCAAATGAAAAACATTAAAAACATTGTCAAGTATAGTTCATTTTTTGAGTTAATTTCGGACGCCGCGCCGGATCTGTTGCGCGTCGTTTCGGATGAAATGAAAGACGCCTTAAACGGTTTTGACGATTATGCGGGAATCATTTATTACCTGATCAACGACGAAACAGTTTTGTGCGCCGACAGCTGCAACGGGGATATATCCGGGGATCCCATGACAATACAAGAGTTTTTCTTTCGCACGGTTGAATATTGCGTCGATTTTGTATAAGCCGCTGCCGTTTCAGATAGAATTTTTCAGATAGAATTTTAAGGGGGAATAACCATGACAGTACAATTAATTAAGCGGATCCCGGCGGGCAATGTTTACTTTATCCGCGATTCAGACGGGCGCTTAATCGGTCAAGTTGATTGGATTATGGCCGGCGCTAATGTAGGGATCTACTACTATAGCCGCGACAACAGATATAAACCGGCCAAAATTCAGAAGATCTTCCGGCATTCTGTCCGGCCATGATTTCAGATAGAATTTTCAGATAGAATTTTTAAGGGGGATAAAACAATGCTTTATTTTCTTCAGATGGTTTTGATACTGTTGTTTGATTTTGAAACCTATGAATAATGATTGACTATGTTAACTCAAAATGATAATATGGAGGTACCAAAAATGAAAGAAGGCTTTTCCATGACGAAACGGTCAGAGTATACCAAAAAATATCAGGCGACCCGCGACGCTATCATGCTGCGCCCGTCAATTTCAGACGGTCAGATCCTGCGGGCCGGTGCTGCCGCTGCCGGCATGAGTGTCCAAGCTTTTGTAATGGGCGTAATGCTGGATTATATCCGCGAAAACGGCCTTGTTCAGATGGATTCCCCGGCGGATCCGGGCGCATAATTTCAGATAGATTTCAGACAGCCGTCAGGTATAACCTTGGCGGCTGCTTTTCGTTTCTGTTTTTGTTTCTGTTTTGAACGCAAAATAGAAAAAGCCGCCCATTTCGGACGGTTTTTTCGTTTTACAGCCGGAGCCAAACATAGATAAAATCGTAGTATTGGAAGGCTGTAATTGCGTTATGTGGTTTGTATAAGGCGTAATGGTGGGGCTTATTGGAAATTATACAAACACTTTCACTTTCAGATAGCTTAATCTTCATTTCAGATAGATTTTCAAGTGATATTTCAGCTTTCGTCTGTTTGTTGTCGTTCAGTTCAATGCCGATATAATCATCATATACAAACACTTTTCGGATAAACGTCCTGATCAGATCTTTTGAATATTGCGGGTCGTCATAGTTTTTGCTCCGGTATTGCTCTATTGCAAAACGGAGCATATCTTTATCCGGTTTGAAAAATTTCTTTTCTTCCTCCGCTATTTTCGCTTTGATGTCTTTTTGAAACGCTTCCAGTTCCAGCAGACGGTCCTTTGTCCGGTCAGTATAGATTCCCTTTTCCAGCGCGTCAAGAATGTTTAGAATTGCCTTTTCGGATTCCTGTAGGTCAAGATACATTCCTGGCAGCTTGGACCGTCCGTAGATGGCTTCCTGCTGATTTTCCAGTTCATCACACAACCAGTCAATGACTTCATCCTGCAAGATGAAATTGCGGAGGAAATCAATTACCGCGTTCTCTATCCTGTCTTTCCGAACGTTTGATTTTGCACAGTTTCTTGCTGTGTGCTTCCCCTGGCAGATGTAATAATAATGCTTGTGGCCTCCCCTGCCGGTTCCGCAAAATCCGACCATGTGGCTACCGCATTCACCGCAAAACAGCCGGCCTGTCAAAAGATACTCCTCAGACGACCGATGCCGACCGCGTGGATTCTTTTTCGTCCGGAGGATATCCTGGACCTCGTCGAACAGCTCCTTGTCCAGTATGGCAGGAATGCCGCCTTCAATGCGAACGTCAGCGAATTTATATACACCGATATATGATTCATTCCGGAGCAACTTGTCAAACACAGTTCTTTGCCACTTCCTGCCGTCGCGGTTCCGGATTCCCCTGTCGTTCAGATCCTCCATGATGTCGATGTGATGCCAGCCGTCTTTCACCCTTTGAAAGATTTCCCTGACTATGACGGCCTGTTCCGGATTGATTTCCGCTTTGCCGTCCGGGCCTTTCCGAAGCCCGTATGGAAGCCGTCCGTTGACCATGCATTTTTTGGCATTGTCCATCATGCCGCGCCGGACATCCTCCGCAAGCGCCTCGGAATAGAACTGGTTGACGTTCATCATGTTTCGCAAAGCGAATCGGCCTGCTGCCGTGTCGTCAAAGTCCTCCTCAACATATATTGTCTTAATGCCGTATGTTTTCAACAGTTCATCGTATTGCATGGAGTCAAGCATATTCCGTGCCATGCGGTTTGATTTCCACGCAATGACATAACTGAAGTCGCCTGTTTTGGCGTCGTTCATCATGCGCTGAAATTCTTTGCGTTTATCCGTTCTTCCTGTGACGGCATAGTCTGGATAGACTTCTATGACTTCAAGATTCTCCCGCTTTGCCATTGCCATGCACCATTCGACCTGTTGTTCAATGGATGCGTCCTTCTGGTTGTGACTGGAAAACCTCGCATATATGACAGCCTTGTTATTCTGTTTTCGGCTCTTTTTGGCTATGTTTAAGCACCCTTTCTCAGTTGCGGTTCAATTTCATGTATGTCCTTACCCCCGAACATATCATCATTAGCAATGTGCATCACTTCATGCTCATAACCATCCAGCCAATGCTCAAAATCGTATTCAGAGTTCAAATATAACGTATATGTTATACCGTCAGGATTCAGCCGGATAAATGCCGGGATCGGCACGCCAAACGGCAGCACCCTGACAAAATAATCCCGTTCTTCCATCGGTAGAGTCATTTGCCATCATCCATTCATAGATTCCATTAATGCGATCATGCGCCGGATTTGCTCCGGCGTGTTTTTCTTCCCTGCGTTTAAAAGCGCACGAAGGTCATCCCTGTCTCTCAGTTCCTGCAAGAGATCAGCGACCTCATCGTCCTCCCGATAGCCGTCCTCGTCTGGTTCAAGAGGATTCACCCGAACATCGTCCACTAAAAGCGCCATCAGTTCGCTTTCACTCTGTCCTACCGCTTTTGCAACTTTACTGTATGTTGTCATAGTCGGCGAAAGCGGCTGTCCGTTATTGTTTACGCCCTTTTCCAGGCATGCAACATACTGATGGCTCAGATCGGCCTTTTTCGCAAAATCCCGCATTGATAAACCGTTTATTTCCCGGTATTGCTTCACATATTCCCCCAGCTTCATGCCTTGCAACCCCTTTCTGTCTGTCTATTATAATTTACAAACATAATACAACAGGTTGCAAAAGAAAGTCAAGAGTTTTTAAGTCTAATTTAGTTGACAAAGGTTGTCTACTATGGTATACTCCGTATTGTCCAATACAAAAGACAAAGGAGGAGTCCGATGCTAAAAAACAAGGTTCTTGAGATCCGGAAAGCAAAAGGCCTGTCGCAGGAAGAACTGGCGAAGGCTGCCGGCATCAGCAGGGCCACGCTTTCCAAGATCGAAACCAACGACGAAGCCGTCATCACGACGGAAACCGTCAGCAAGATCTGCAAGGCCCTGGAATGTACGCCTCGCGAAATTTTTTTGGAATGACTGTCTAATATTGTGACCACGATCACAATGCCCCGGAGGTTAACATGAAATTTCCCCGAATCGTCTACGCAATAAAGCACCAGCCCACAGGCAAAGTTTATGTCGGTTCAACGTCTTTGCCGAAAACAAGAATCACGAACCACCTCAACAAACTCAGCGCAGGAACGCACAATTTGGATGCTATGCAGGCAGATTACAACAATTACGGCGGCAACTATTCCCTGTTCATCCTTGACGTAATTGCAACTCTTGAAGATTGCAACAAGGAATATTTGTGGATGGACATCTTGAAGTCACGAGATCCGGAATTTGGTTACAACGGCAAAGATCATTCAATTCCGCTTTGTCTTGAAAAGTTCAAGGAATATCCGCTCAAAAGCCTGTCATCCGATGATGAAGCCCTAAACCGATTCGCAACAGATTCTCAGAAAGCATTTGACTGGCTGTATGTACACCTTGAATCGTAACACAAACCCTGTCGCAAATTTGTCCCAAGATGATCAAAAAGAACTCCTGCCGGCAACTTTGGAAATGCTGGAAAGGCTGTTCAGAGATCCAAAAATGAGAGAAATTTACCAAAAAACGCACACAAAAGGAGAACACACATGACGGAAAACACACCACTAATCGCATTACCCCCCGGCTATATCGTCTTATCCAGAGAAGACTATGACATGCTCATGGCAAGGATGAATAACATCAACAGCAACGCCTATGAGGATGTCAAACGTTTAAACGATGACATCGCATATTTGCATAAGATCCTCGAAGAGAAGCAGGACGAAATCGTCCGGTTGCAGGAAACCGTTGATGACATCAAGGCCGAGAAGCGGAACATGTTTGACCGCATCAACCTGGAACTCAAGTACAACGGAGAACTGGAAAAAGTTCTCGCCCAGTACAAGGAGTACCTGGAGAAGTTTGAACTCGTTGGCCTGTTTGAAAACTGGAAAAGTAACCGCAATCTCTGGGATGCCGCGCTGAAGATTGAGGAAACCCTGGATGCCTCGCTTGAAGAACTCAGAGAACCCGGCCCATGAAAGACGAATACGGCCAAATCATGGCGAACCACGGCTACCTGACATATCAGGATTCAGAGGACATCAAAGAAGTTGTATGCATGTATCTCTGCAAGCATGTCAGCGAATACAAAGATCCTGATGATATGGAAAGAGAAGTGTGCTGTGTATGTCCTCTTGTTGAAAAACTCATCGAATATGAAGATGACTAAAGGAGAAAAAAATGGCTGATTTTTCTGACGGCGTAAGCCGGTTTATTGTCGGCACAGCAACGGTGAAAGCCTACTTTCCTGTTGACCTTAAAGGCAATCCATCCGTCTGCTGTGAGCAATGCCCATTTTTTAACCGGAGGTCCGTCCGGTGCAATCTGAACGAACAGATTTGCAATTACCCTGGCAAATATATCGGCGGCTCTTGCCCGCTTGAATTTGAAGAAACCTACTAACAAACAAAGGAGGAACACTATATCACAATGAGCCTGATTATCTCAGAGAAAACCGGCGGCAGTTTCACCCCGCTTCCTGCCGGCACCCACATGGCCGTCTGTAACATGATGGTAGACGAAGGCACCCAGTATAACGAAAACTATAAGAACTTCTCCCATAAAATCCGGATCGGATGGGAAGTTCCCGGCGAAACCATTGATGTTGACGGTGAACAGAAGCCCCGCGTCATCTCCAAAGACTACACCGCTTCCCTGTCACAGAAAGCGAATCTCCGGAAGGACCTGGAGTCCTGGCGCGGTAAAGCCTTTACCCCGGAAGAACTCAAACACTTTGACCTAAAATCCATTGTTGGCGCTCCATGCATGATCAACGTCATCCACAATGAATACAACGGCAATACCTATGCCAAAGTATCCGGAGTCATGGCAGTTCCCAAAGGAATCCCGAAACCCGGCCTGTCAGAGCCTCCTACCGTTTTTGAACTCAGCGAAAACAATGATTTCTCCGGCCTTGCATATCTTCCTGAATGGCTTCAGAAGATTGTCATGAACTCCAGGGAATATCTTGACTCACAAGCGGAAGTCCCTGACATGGAAGAACTCCCGCCCGACGAACAGGACGAACTCGACAACATCCCGTTCTGATCCTTTTTGAAAGGACCTTGAAAAATGGCGCAGAAATTTTTATGCGTCTACCACGACATGATACCGACTCTGGAGAAACTCCAACCCGCAGAGGTCGGCAGGCTCATCCTGGCAGCGCTCAAATACGACGCTGCCGGGGAACAGCCTGCCTCCCTCCCCGGCAAAGAGGATTTAATCTGGCCGATGATCATGGCGCAGATAGACAGAGCAAACGCCAGTTATGAATCCAAGTGTGAAACCAACAGGCGTAATGCGCTCAAACGCTACGATCGCATGCCATCGCATGCGGTCGCATCCGATGGCAACCAATACAATAAGAATACAATACAACAGGAACAGAAGAAGAATACTACAAAGGCGAAAGCTGACGCATTCGCGGAGTTTGCCGGAGACAATGCGGATCTTCTCAACGCCCTGCGGGAGTTCTCCTCTTTCCGCACGAAGATCAAGAAGCCCCTCACCCCTGCGGCGCAGACCAGGCTTCTCAAAAGGCTTCAGAAAGACTTCTCCCCCGCCGACTGGGTGGCCGTCCTCAACCAGAGCGTTGACAAGGGCTGGCAGGACCTTTACCCCCTCAAGACGGAACAGCCTGTTTCCCCCGCCCCGGCTAAGAAGCCGAAGCAGTATACAACCGCGGAGGAATATCACTCCAGGGAGACAAACATCAACATGTCGCAGCTTGACAAAATCAAAGACTTAATCGGAGGGTGATATGGGAAACTATTACAGCAGGTACTACAACCAAAAGGCTAACAAAGTACGGAAGGGCGAAAACCTTGAGCCACGCGCCGGTTCCATCATCACCTCGATGCGAAAGTGGGAAGCCACTTCCCCTTCCGTTACGGACAAGCAGAAAGAATACCACGCTTCACTTGTCCAGTTTCTGAGGGAACACGGCGTCGATACTTCCATCATTGACAGACCGCGAGACAGGCAGGACGGCAAAAGATGTATTAACACAGCATTTACCCTGATAAAGAAAAACGGCCTGTATGATGAATACATGGAAAAACGGAGGAAAGAACAGGAAGCATGTACTACTTAGGAATCGATCCCGGCCTTCACGGAGGCTATGCGCTTCTGGAAAACAACGAAGTGAAAATTGCCAGAGCGTTCGATCAGGGAGAGTTCCTCGACCTGATTAACGATCTCATGAGAGCGCAGCAGGCCACACGATGCTGCCTTGAGGATGTCAGCGCCCGACCTGGGCAGGGCGTTGTAAGCATGTTTCATTTCGGAGTGATATTCGGCTGGCTGAAAGGCGTCCTCGATCTTGGCGAAATCAGCTACCAGGAAATCAGGCCACAGACATGGAAGAAAGAGTTCGGGCTTAATTCAGACAAGAAAAAATCCATTGATGTATGCCGGCAGCTGTTCCCCGATATTGACCTGAAGCGCACACCGAAGTGCAGGATCCCTCATGACGGCATCGCAGAAGCCCTGCTCATGGCAGAGTACGCAAGAAGAAAACTATAACACACACAGAAAGGAACCACACATGGATCTTCCAGTTCAATCGCAGCCCACTTCCCCCGCCAAAGCAATCCGTGCTTTTTGCTTGGAATGTTGCAAGGAATCAGCTCAGGAAGTGAAACTCTGCCCCGCAGCGGAATGCCCGCTGCACCCGTTTCGCATGGGCAAAAATCCGTTCAGAAAGACAAAAGCCTTAACGGAAGAACAGAAGCAGAAGATGGCAGAGGGAAGAGAGCGGTTTAACCTTTCAAAATCCATTGATAATCAATGCGATTCTGAAAAAGTTTATCACGGAAGTATAAAGACATACCCTACCCCTACTTTTGAAGAAATCATGCTGTCAAACGGCAAATATCCGACCTACGGAAACTTCCCGGAAGAAGGTGTCGGATCATGATTCAAGCGGATTATGAACTGTACCGCGATTCAGTAGGAATCACAAACGCCATGATGACCAAAGCGTTGAATGAGATCTTCCCGTATTACACAAAGATTATCGGTAGCATGGTGAACCAGCCGGAGAAATACGGCGTGTGCCTTACCCCGAAAGCCGAGGGTGTTCTTGCCAGAAGATTCGGTATCGGCAAAGGCCTTGCCTGGGTGCAGTATGTAAAAGAAAACATCCGGGCAAGGCGAGACGATCACCGCAAGAAGGGAAACCGCATCACGATCTGGCTCCCGGACGATACCTACTTCCGGATCCTCTCCCTGAAGACGGCAAAGGTCTACCCCACGTTCCAGGCATTTGCTGAAGCTGCCATCGTGGAACTCATCGAAAAGGAGCGCATGCGGAAAGCCGAGATCATTGAAGCGGAGGCCAAAGCAAATGAGATATGAATGTATATCAGGTGACTACACCGTCGGCATCACAAAAAAATGCCCGATCTGCGGGAAGTCCTTTAACATGATGACCAGAGAGTGGGCATACAAGCGGAGCAATAAACAGGGTGAAAAGTTTTTCTGCTCCTGGAAATGCTTCCGGTTATACGAAGAAGCCCCTGACGGCAGAAGACGGCGCCGGAAGAATGCGCAGCCATAAAAAGAGCCTCCCGGCCACACACACAAAACCGGGAGGCAGGATTCCTGAAAGGAAACCACACGAAAGGATTTTAACACATGAATGAAAGTATTGCAATACTCCGGGATATTTTTAGGGAACAAAGAGAACGAGAAGAGGAACTGATGTTCCGTAACCCGTCCTTTGCGTTCTGGTACAACTGGCAGATTTTCCTGCTGATTATTGCCCTGTTTGTCAGCTTTTTCCTGTGGGGCATTGACAGCTGGACGAATTACAAGGCCACGGAGATGACGAACAAAGCATTCGCAGCCTGGGAAGCAGAACAGAATGTTCAGGATGAATCCGCTGCCGAATCGCAGGAATATGTCATCGGTTTGGAAAGTGATGCGGTTGCCAGGGCGTTCATGGGCATCGACCGCTTCGTTGAGAAGTATCATTACAATGAAGCCGACCTCGCAACGTATGCCCGGTGTATGTTCAACAGGGCAGATCCGACAGATTCGGATGATCTGATCCGAGTGATTTCCGCGCCGAACCAGTTCACCGGATATTCCTCAACGAACCAGGTGCTTGCAGATTACAAAACATTAGCCGACCGGCTCGTCCGTGAATGGCATTCCGAAACTGTGAAGCCATGTGATACGGCTTACATCTTTGCTGAACTGACTCCGGATGGGATCTTCCTAAAAAAAGATTTCCATGCCGGTCCATATGACAGGAGGTGGCATGCATGAAAAGAAAACCAGGACCGAAACCAAAAGAAACGATCCCAATGTGCAAGTTCCGCCCCGGTATCAAAGGTGAAGGCGGAGTTGTTTGCTCCATCCATTTCAGGGAATGCGATGGATGCGGATGGAATCCAAAAGTTGAAAAGCAGCGGATTGAAGAAATCAAAAACGGCCATCCGATTTATCTGCGTATCAACCCCTGGATTCTTACTGTGGCAGGATTCAATTCCTACATGAAGTGGCATGGCATATACGGTTTGCAGGGGGATGACGAATGAGCGGAACAACTTACAGCGCCCAATTATATGAAACATATTCATGGGGATTAAAAGACCAAACGGATATTGTTCGCCATGTTGTCTATGATATTGACAACCAGAGAATGCATGAAATCGCTGATCACTTTAAGTGCGATTTATCTGAAATCAGAGAATGGTTGGAAATGAAAAAGAAACATGGAACATGGATTGGCGGTGAACTGGGGCATTGCTCCTTCTGCGGTCACGAAGGTTGCGCATCCGACATATGGGACGATGGGAATATCTGCTTTTGCCCATGCTGCGGTGCAGATTTGCGAGGTGAATCATGATGTATGAAGAACTGGTGAAAAATCTGCGAGAGAATGTGAAAGACGGATGCTCAGATTGCACAGAAACAGCTCCGCTTATCTTGCAAGCCGCTGATGCCATTGAGAATTTGCAAGATAAATTTAAGACCTTAATGGATAAATACATAAGACTTACCGCACATACAGAGTGGATTCCTGTGACGGAGCGGTTGCCAGAGATACATACCAATGTTCTTGTGGTTGATAAAGCACACGATATGGCAGTTGGAAGCCTTGAAAAAATCTGGGATAGCATTGTGTGGATTTGCCCGTTTTCAGCGGTTGACGATGAAGATTGCAAAATCACCCATTGGATGCCGCTCCCAGAGCCGCCAGAAAGCGAGGGTGAGTGATGAGAGAATGCAGTGAGTATGAGATTACCATAGAGAAATTGATGAGAGTTGTCCACAATTACACAGACCCGATACGGATAAGGGTAGTTATTGGTGGTGCATGGCAGACTTGTGATGAAGCAAAGCATATGCGAGATTTCTTTTTGACGGAATGTTATTCATATCGGGATACGGAAGAACAGGGAAGACTTCTGAAGTATTACAAGGATGTGCCTGTTTGGAACTTGGTCGTGTGGACGGATGGCTTTTATTCAAGCGAAAAAGGCAGAACGATGTATATGGGAATTGAAGCACATTGCCACTACAAAGATATCCGAGAGGGATGGCTTGCAGAAAAAGATGCTGAACGGAAAGCTAAGAGGGCTGAATATCGAAAGCGCAGGAAACTGAAAGCAGAGGAGGGCG